AAAAAAACATAAATACATACCTAAAATAATAAATAATACAAAATATAAAAAAAAAGATTACGATGATAAATATAATACAATATTTCTTAAAGAACATTTATTAAAAGCAATTCCTCAATCTAATTTATTAGAATCTACAACTAAAATTATCAAAAAAGAAGCTATTCCAAAAAGAATAAGAGAATTAGTATGGACAACACATAATTCAGAATTTTTTTCTAATAAATGTTATGTGTCTTGGTGTGATAATAAAATTAATGTATTTAATTTTCAAGTAGGTCATGATATTCCTGAATCAAAAGGAGGAACACTTGATATAGATAATTTAAAACCAATTTGTTGTAATTGTAATTTATCTATGTCAAATAAATATAGTATCAAAGAGTGGTGTAATTTAATCAAAAATAACAATTTAATTGAAAATATATTAATAAATGATAACCAAGTTATTATTAGACAAGAAAACGTAATCACTCCTAATATAAAAAACTACAATGAAACTAATGAAACAAACGAAACGAATGAAACTAACGAAACTAATGAAACTAACGAAACTAACGAAACTAACGAAACTAATGAAACGAACGAAACTAACGAAACGAATAAAACTAATGAAACGAACGAAACGAACGAAATGAACGAAACTAATGAAACTAATGAAATGAACGAAACGAACGAAACTAATGAAACTAACGAAACTAAAAAAACTAATGAAACTAACGAAACTAACGAAACTAACGAAACTAATGAAACTAACGAAACTAACGAAACTAACGAAACTAATGAAACTAACGAAACTAACGAAACTAATGAAACTAACGAAACTAACGAAACTAATGAAACTAACGAAACTAATGAAACTAATGAATCTAAAGACTTATAGAGAAAAGAATTATTTATAAATAATATATATTATAAATTACCGACACTACCTTTATTAGTATTTACTATGTTATTAGTTAATTTAAAATATATAAGAATTTAAAAAAATATAATTATAAATTAAAAAATAAAAATAAATTAAAAATCCAATTCAATACTATTTGTTGGATTATATGTATTTAAATCACTATTTGTAATTTTATGTTTTTTTGCTCTTTTATTTGGATTATAAAATACAGAATCTGAATTTTTTTCTAAATCATCAATATAACTCTCAACATTATGGTCCTGTAATGCTTTTTCTTTACATTTACAAATGACATCCCAAACTTTACATAATTTAGGAACATATTCACTTTCATAAATACTAGAATCGTATACAACTGTTTTTTCACTATAAACATCTAATCTCCAAAATTTAGTAGTTACAATTGTAAATCCATCTTTAAAATTATCTCCATTCATATCGACAGTCCATTTTTCAATAATATTTTTATCATATGGAGCACATAATGGATATAATACATATTTATGACGTATATCAAGTTCACTATATTTTTTTTTATACCAAATAACAAGTCCTTTTTCATTACCAAATTTATTAAGATTATCAAGAGGAATATTTCTATTTTTAACACGTTTTTCCCAATTTTGATTATTTATATCCAATTTATCAGCTAACATTTCATCTAATGATGTATAAGGTTTATTATTAGAAGCATATGAATGACAATTAATATCAACAATCGTTGTTTCTACAAAATCACAAATTGGTATTTGGGTTGTATATTGTTGTTGTAAAATTTGAACCATATACTCAGGTTTTACGGTTGTATCAATTTCACGACTATAAGGATTTTTAATTTCTAAAAGACGACCATATTTTGATTGACACTCATAAGTATCTTTATGACAAGCAGTAATAATACCATCTGGGCTTGCACCAATACAATCTGTAGGTGACCTTAAAATACCATATTCTGTGACAGATACACTATTACGTGATTCATAAATTGCTCTGGAAACATCTTCATATGTATTACCATGCATCAATGGAGGGGCACTTGAATTAACATATGATTTAATACCAATTTTAATTTTTAATGAATTAATTGCTCTAGACATACCACATTTATTTAAAAAATACCCAGCATCACTCGCTGAAATCATAGTCTCTCTGTGTTTAAACCATTCAGGAGTTTTTTGCTCAATAAGAGGTATATCAGCAATAGCTTTACACGTTTTTATTAATTCAGGAAAATAATGTTCTTTCATCATATTTAATAAATATAAATCTACATCTTTAGATTCAATATTATTTTCAGTACTATCTATAGTTAAATTCGTATTATAGTTTTTAACTTCATTTAACAATAAATTTCTATAACGATTTAATGTATATAAATAAGCGCCATCATACATAGGATTTTGTTTAAGTATCTGAATCGCATTTTTATCTATATTATTTATTATTTGTATTAATATTTTATTATCCATAATTACTTATTACTTATTACTTATTACTTATTATTTGTGAAAGTCATTCTATAATTTTTATTTTATTAAATTCAGTATATAATTAATAATAATTATTGGTGTTTTGTTTTTATATTCAATTTTTCTATTTTATAATAAAAAAATAAAAAAAATAGATATAAACCTAAATTTTATTTCTATAAATAATAAATTAAATACAAATTACAGGATGGCAGAGGACATAATTTATATTTAGTATATTGCTTACATAAACAATATTAATAGTATTAAAATAAAAAAACAATTTTTTACTGTTTTTCAATTTATGTCATTTTTTAAATACATTTATATATAAATTATATATAAATTATATATAAATTATATATAAATTATATATAAATTATATATAAATTATATATAAATTATATATAAATTATATATATTTATTCATTAGATCATCTAATTCGATTAAATAACTCTCAAAATCATTAAGTTCAATTCTCAAAAGTTTAGATTTTAAATCAGGACAGAAATGAATACAACATTCAAGTCCAGCTCTATATAAACGCGCATAAAATAGTTGCATATTATTAGTAATTTTGGTCGAACGTTGTATATAACCTCTTTCGGAAGCATACCTCACAATTGATAAAATTGAATCAAATATTACTTTATTTTCTGGTGATTGGTGGGATAAATATAAAACAGATGGTGGACGAAATGTATTGAATTGTTTTAATTCACCAAGTAAAATTTCAATAGATGGAAGAGGTTCATTATTATTGTATTCTGTCATTTCTAATTTATATTTTCTTTGTAATAATAATAATACTGAAAATTTAATGTTAGATACCAGATTTTTAATTATATAATTTATAATTATAAGTAAAAAAATCAATTTTGTGTATTATTTATAATTTTTATTACTTTTATCCTTACTTAAACAGGTGTCTTTATATATTGATAAACTCAGATAGCTTTATACCTTCGCACATTTAAAAACACAGATTTTAGACATTATAATTTTTAAATTTCTTTGTCATTTCTGAGATTTTCTTTAAATATAGTGTATATCGGTTATAAGCACCATTAACTATATTAGTATATTTCTTTTTTGGTATTTCATGGAGAACCTTACTAATATTTTTTTTAGTTTGGTGTATGTTAATGCCCCTATTTTTTGTAATCGTGATTTTATTAGACTAAAATAATCTTAAATACTATTTGTAAAATGTTAATAACGCAATGTATATAAAATATTAGTCTTATCCTTAAATAAACGGGTGTGTTTATTAAATGATAAACCTAATAAATAAAGTTAATAATTAACTTAAACCTCAATTATTTTGAGTTTTTTTTTTACTATTTTTTTCAGTTTAACCTTTTTCACTACAATGAGTTCGGTCGGTTGAATAATAGGTTCAGTAACTTTTTCAAGATTATCTTTAATTTTTAAGATCCGTTTAGGTTTAGTCTTTATTTCAATCGGTTGTTCTATTACTGCATTTACAATAATGAGCTGATCGATAGGTTGAATAATAGGTTCAGTAACTTGTTTAAACTTACCTTTAATTTTCAAGACCCGTTTAGGTTTAGTCTTTATTTCAATCGGTTGTTCTATTACTACCTTTATAACAATGGGTTCTTGCAACTGTATTTTTTCCTTACTCACTCGTTTTTGATTGGATTTGCGTGGTTCAACACTCCCTGCGGTGTTCTTAACAATATTCTTATATCCAATAATAATGATATCATTAATTAGTTTTATTTCTTCTTCTGATAGTTTGAAATGTTTATAAACTTCCTCATCAGTCCATTCTTTATTTAATGGTGGTAATGGTATCCATTTACAAGTTGATTCACTTATATCTTGAGAATTTTTTCTTAAAGATAACATAAAATTCGGTAATCGGCATTTCATATAACTTATTAATGACTTTGCTTCCTCTTCTTTGGATACTTTAAATGATATATAACTACCTGTATGTAGTTCATCTGGTTTTCCTATAAATATATTTCCAAAACATTTATTGCCTCCATTTGCCCTTGCTGTAATAACTTTCCAAAAATTATATTCTTTTTTAATTTCTTGTTTTTCAATATTTTTTTCAAATCCATTTTGTTGTGATACATAACATTTAATCGTATCTGTTGTTTTATCACTTTTTAATCTTTTATCATTTGATTCAATGCCAAAATATCTACCTAAATATAAAGTAATAACTGAATCAAATTTTACTAATTTATCAATAAGAGTATGAAATTTACCATCAACAATTACATCATACTTATTTAATTTAGTTATAGAACCATTGAAATTACAATTGTCTTTATGTTTAGTATCTTTAAGAAAGTAATTTACACCACCTTCAATAGATACTTTATTTCCAAAAATTTCAAATGAATCATTAAAGTGTTTGATATAGACAATATCAGTTCGTTCTAACATATTTTTACGAAAACTATTTAATCCTTTACCACATGAAAACCATCTTGAAGGAATTACAAAACATAATAAATTGCACTTTTCAATATAATAATCGACAAATTTATTATATAATGCTTTTGCGCCTGTTGATTTGTGTTCTTCGTTATAAGGTGGATTGCCAATTACAATATCAAACCTATCAATTCCAAACTCTTTTTGAATATCTAATTGTAAAGAATCACCTTGGTATAAATTGAGGTTAAGCTCATTATTCATATTAAATATTTGTTTGACAATGAAACAATTCTTCTTATTGTATTCCGCCATAAACAACATTTTTTCTAAAATATGTTTCTTACGATATTTCTCGTTGGGTATTTTATTCTTCAAACCATACATTAACTTGTAATAAATAGCAATTGGAAAGTTTCCCAGTCCTGTACTTGTATCAGCCCATTTTAAAGTTTCATCTTCAAATATATTTTTATTATATTTTTTTTTGTAGTATGCTTCTAAATCACCTAACATATCATTATTAATAAAATTCATTGGGGTGAAAACTTCCCCAAATTTCTTTTTTTCAATCTCACTAGGCTTCAATAATACATTAATTAATTCTAATATTTCATTTTCACTATCTACTAAACTTAGCAACGACATCTTAAATTTAATAAAGATATTATACGTATTAGAATTCTTATTAAAATATTTTGAAACTATATTTTTTATAATATTTATTAAATCTTTTTTATTCCACCAAATCAAACACATATCATCAAATATATCCAATAGTTCAGTATTTTCTTGTATGTCGTTTAACATCTTAACAAAATCCTTATTTGCATTCTTAAGCGTTAAGATACAACTTAAGGGTATCACATACGGAAGTACATCTTTAGTAAATGAGATTTTAATCTCCTCTTTTTCAGGTTTTTTTTCTTCATCTCCGCTCTCAGATTTTTCGGATTTATCACTATCATCTCTAATTTTTTCTTTACCTGATGGTAGTTCTTGTAATTCATAATCTTCGTCTTTGATTTCAATTATAGTATTTACTTTATCATATTTTAATGAACTTGTAAATAATTTGTTTATCATCTTTTGTGTTGGTGTATCAAACTCTACATAGTCATTATCCAAGTTTCGCAATAGAGATTTGAAACTATTAATTGGATCTGATTTCCAAATTTCCATTAATTTAGATACTAGCGCATCACTATTTAACTTCTTTTGTTCCATCATATCCAGATCAATATTAATCAAGTGGTTTTCAATAAGATATTTAATTTTATCTTCGTTGCTTTTATCATTCTTATATATTGTATAATTCACACAAGTATTAAGAACTCGACTTATATTTAAATCTACTACAAACCCAAATTTCTTCTGAGAACCTTCGGTCATGCATCTATACATTTGTTGTAAAACTTTATCAGATGAAAGGGTATTATTCATTAAAGCGACCACATCACATATATTTAATGTAATACCTAAGGTCAGCATATTACCCGCTAATAAAATTAAACCTTCTTTACCTTCAGCCTTTGCGATTTTTTCTTGTTTTGTAATATTTTCCTTAATATCTTTTGCTAAATCTTTATTCTTACGATTAATACATAATACATTATACTTTTTTAGTACATTATCTTCCTTCATTAGTTGTTCTAAACATTTTGAAATCTCATTAATATTATCACTTGGTAGAAACCAAATTTGCGTAAAAGGCTTGCGAGTTTCTTTATCAGAACATATTTTCAAAATCCGTGAAAACATAGATTTATCGCCATTTTTGAAATCTACTTCTTTGTTTGAACCCGATATAAAGCGTAATATAGTTTTCACCTCATTTTCAAATTGAAATTTTGTCTTTTGTTTATTTAGTGCAAATAATACATCAAAACAGAAACCATACTTACTACCCATAATTTTATCTTTAATTATATTGTATCTTTGACTATCAAACATCGTTGTAATCAAATACAAATCGGGCATATTTTCATAGGGTTTAAACATATCCGTAAGAGATAAACCTTTATTCGTAAAATAATTAATGGTTGCAGTAATACTTGTATCACCGTGTTTCTCTTTTAATTTCTCAACATTCATCTCATCTACCAAAATGCTTTTACAGATTTGTTCGTCTTCAATATCCCAAAACATTTGCGATTCTTCTGGTATATTCCATTCACGCAAAGGTTTATTATAAGTTGCAGTTAGATATACTTTAATCGTGTTCTTGGATGAGTAAGAATCTAAAATAGATTTGGATAAATCAGTAGTTCCACTAAAATGGTTTTCATCAAAACCAATAATATCAAATTTCAGATTCTTAATTTTCATAATAGTTTTATCACCACAATATTTTTGTAATAATTGTTTAGACATAACAAATATATTACTCTCATGCAATACCAACCCATTAATATTTTTAGATTCATCAATATGGTGTATTTTGAATAATTCAAATTCTTTAAATTTATTAAATAAGTCATCTGTGAATTGTAGCACAGTTTCAGTTGGAGCTGGTGTAATTATAAGGACATTTAATTTTTGTTTAATTTCAAGTTGCTTAATAATTAAACCACCAAACATATATGTTTTACCACTTCTACATTTACACCCCCATAGAAAGGATTTACACCCTTCTTCTATTAAACCAGATGTTTTTTGTGTAATAAGTTCTTGATGAAATCGCAAACATAAATTAGATTTTGTTGACAAGTAAATGTCATCATAATTAATATTACCAGTTTTACTCGCATGTAAATGTTTTAGAATATCTGCATTAAAACGTAAGAAACATTTATTCAAATCATTTTTATCTAAAATATTATCTTCATTCATGTATTTTGTTATGTATTTACTTGTTTTGTTTGCATTTTTAACCTTTTCCAACACTGTCTTCTTATCTGGAACAAGTAAGAAAATTTTAAAATTAGGATAAATATGTTTATTCGCATAAATCACCGAAATTATATTTTGAACCTCGTAATAAGCAACTGATTTTTGTTTAGTAATATCATCTTTACTTTTAGGATATTTAGAACTGATAAAAGTAAAAGTATCGTCTTCATTATTGAATAAGGATATATCAGAACATCCGCTTGAATTACCACTCATAACTTTTTCATTTAAATAATGTGTAAAGGTAGTAAGTGGTTTCAGATTTCCATTATTCATATTACCAATCATATGCGTAAACTCAGATTTTTGAAAATGATTACAAAATCCAAATTTAATACACACATCCCATAAGCGTTCATATATAAAACCTTTTTCAGATTGATTTTTACAAGTATCCAATATACTATCAACACAATCAAATGTTGTAATATGTCTAATAAATCCTTCAATATTCATATTCTTCATCGTAGCAAAACTCATTTCTTCTATATTATTCATTAAGGTATATTATCTCTAATTTAAATTATAATTTAAATCAATTTTTATATTAAAAAATAAACAGAATAATTAAATACATTTAAACATCGACTGGTTAAATGTTCAAAGGTATAAAAAACATTAAATTTATTTGACACTGATTATATTTAAAGTAGATATTTATTATTAATTATTTATTTTAATTAACTAATTAATTTCAAGATGTATTTTAATGTAATATTAAAATATATGCTATGTAATAACGGTTAAATTCTTTTATTAATCTATATATTCTATATATTCTATATTAATACCTATTCTATATATTCTATATATTCTATATATTCTATATATTCTATATATTCTATATATTCTATATTAACACCTATTCTATAACGTTCAAGTCTATTACATAGTGTTATATACGTATCAAATATTTTTTAATATTTAATTAACATCAATTCTTATCTTTATTAATACAACATGTAAATTTAATATATCTATATAAAAAAAATCACATAGATAAAAATACAATACAAGATAAACAATGACGATAAAATAGAATAAGAGTTGAACTTGTCAATAACTTTTTAAAACAAAATAAAGCATTAAATACTAACTAGATACATGAAAAACATAGTTTAAAGTTTAAAGTTTA